GTTATAGCTATTATGTTATTATCAAATGAAATAATAAGATTGAATGAGTTAAGAGATCGTTTAAAAGAAATTAGCCTAAAATTAGATGGAAAAACATTAGAAAATTTAGATGATGAACAATTATCCGAATTATCAAATGAATTTCTACCAGCAGGTGGGAATTATGGATCTTATAAAGGATTTAAATTTGCTATTAAAGAAGAACAAAATCAAGCGTTTGTTGTTAAAGGTAATAAACGTCGTTATGCTGTAGCTATTGATCGTTATGGAGTGGAAATTATTAAAAGTGAACTTTCATTCACATTAGATCCTAACGACCTAATAGAACAATTAAAATTAGTTATCGACCAACGAAATTTACAAGGATAAAATATTTATAAATATGAATACTAAAGCATTTAAAAGATTAATTAAAGAAGCAGTAATTGATGCTATTCATGAAGAATTACCATTCATTCTTGAAGAGCACATGGCTAAACAAGAAAAAAAAGCATTGCGTGAAAGTAGAACACTAAGTTTCACTAGTAATGATGTGATAACAGGTAACCCCGATGTTAGAGCATCTTTGCGTTCTAAAATGGGTGAACAATTTGGTTTTCAACAACCTCAACCTAAACTAGAAGTAATTGATGCTATTGACGACCTAACAGGAGAACGTATAAATCCATTTGCTGCATTTTTAGCCGACTCAGCAGCTAATATGACACCTCAAGAAAGAGCAGGACTTAAAAATTTAGGATAAAATGCCAATACCCCAAACAATACGAGTAAATCCGTTAGATTTACAAAAGAATATTGCTATTGGGGTAGCTTTACCTTTTAATGCTCCTGGGGTATTTAAAAGTACTTTTACTACTAAAGATCAAATTAAATCAAATTTAGTTAACTTATTATTAACTAGTACCGGTGAAAGAATAATGAATCCTAATTTTGGTACTCTTTTAAAGCGATTCCTATTTGAAGGAATTACAGATAGTAATTTAGAATCTTTAAAAGATAATTTATTAAATAGTATATCAATATACATACCTGATATTACTGTAACTAGTATTAATATCATTCCTAATACTGATTATAATTCTATAGACTTAAATATAGATTATGTAGTTAATATTTCACAATTTCCTGATCAAGTAACAGTACAATTTACATAATAATGACTAACGAAGATAAAAATATATCGTATTTAAATAAAGATTTTGGCGCTTTTAAAACAGCATTACAACAATATGCCAAAACATATTTTCCTTCAACATATAATGACTTTTCAGAAGCTACCCCAGGCAATATGTTTATCGAAATGTCATCATATGTTGGTGATGTTATGTCATTTTACTTAGATACTCAAACACAAGAGAATTTTCTTCTGTATGCTAAAGAAAAAGAAAATTTATATGCTTTATCTTATGTAATGGGTTATCGCCCTAAGGCATCATATGCATCTACTACTACTGTAGATGTATATCAATTAATGCCTACTACTTCTTCAGACGGAGGAGTAACGTTTTCTCCAAATTATAATGTTTATGGTTTAATAATACCTGCTAATACTACTATTACTTCGGCAACTACAGGTACTAAATTTTTAACTACCCAACAGATAGATTTTACAGATACAGGTAGTACTGAAATTAGTTTTGTAGATAATAATTATTTCCTATTTAAAAAATCTACTGAGGCTATATCAGCTGAGTTAAAAGAAACAACTATATCATTTCCTGGGAATCAAAAATTTGCTACTACAACTATTACTGATACTAATGTATTACAAATATTAAGAGTTACAGGTAGTGATGGTAATACATGGTATGAGGTTCCATACTTAGCCCAAGCATCAATATTTCAAAAAGTAGCTAACCCTTCATATTCTACAGATCAAGTTCCTTATCTATTACAACTACAAAAAGTTCCTAGAAGGTTTACCTCAAGAATACTATCAGATAATACTTTACAGTTAGAGTTTGGAGCAGGTTTATCTTCAAATAAAACAGATAGTCAAATAATCCCAACCCCCGATAATATTCAGTTAGGTTTAGTGCCTGGTATTTCATTATTAACTAATAACTATAATGAAGCTTCTGTATTTTTTACTCAAGAATATGGATTAGCTCCTTCTGGAAATTTAAATGTAAGATATATAGTTGGGGGTGGAATTACATCTAATATACCTGCTAATGATTTAACTACTATAGATACATCAGGACTTTATTTTAAAAATGGTAATCCTGGAGGTGGAGTAGCTGCTAATATATTAGCAAGTGTAGTATCTTCTAATCCTAATCCTTCATCTGGGGGTAGAAATGGAGATACAATTGATGAAATAAGACAAAATGCTTTATATTCATATTCAACTCAATTGAGAGCAGTAACAAAAGATGATTATATTATTAGAGCACTATCAATGCCTTCTAATTATGGAACATTAGCTAAAGCTTACATTTCACAAGACTTTACTCGAGATGATCTTCAACAAACAGTAGCTAATACCCAACCAGGCAATCCTCTTACTTTAGACTTATATATTTTATCTTATAATAATAATAAACAATTAACTACTGCTTCTAATACATTAAAACAGAATCTAGTAACATATCTTAATGAATATAGAATGGTTACTGATGCTATTAATATTAGAGATGCATACTATATTAATATAGGAATTAACTTTGATATAATAATATTAAGTGGATATTCAAATAAAGATGTATTAACTAATTGTATTTCAATTATTCAAGACCATTTTAATATAGATAAATGGCAAATAAACCAACCAATTATACTTTCAGATATTCAATCTAAACTTTTACAAGTTAAGGGAGTACAATCTGTAGTTAAAATAGAAATAGTAAATAAACAAGATCCTACCAACAGTATATATTCACAATACGGATATGACATAGCAGGAGCCACTCGACAAGGAAATATATATCCTTCCCTTGACCCAGCAATATTTGAAATTAGATATCCAAACACAGATATACAAGGTAGAGTTGTTGTACAATAATATTTATTAAAAAACCATAAAATATGAACTTAGACAAATTAAAAGGACACCTACCAGAAACTGTAATATCACAGTTACCAGACACAATTGCAAAATTTGAACTAAATACTCCATTACGTTTAGCACACTTCCTTGCTCAAGCAGGACATGAAAGTGGTGGTTTTAAATTAGTTAATGAAAATTTAAATTATGGTGCTAAAGGTTTATTAGGTATCTTTAAAAAATACTTCCCAACAGAAGCTAAAGCTAAAGAATACGAGCGCAAACCAGAAAAAATTGCTAATTTAGTTTATGGTAGTCGTATGGGTAATGGTGCAGAAACAACAGGTGAAGGTTATAAATTTCGCGGACGTGGCTATATTCAATTAACTGGCAAAGACAATTATAAGGCGTTTGATGCAGTTGTTACTGAGTCGATTGTTGATAATCCTGATTTAGTAGCAACTAAATATCCATTATTATCTGCTGCTTGGTTTTTTCATAAAAATGGTTTACATAAAATTGCTGATAAAGGAGCTACCGATGCTGTTATAACTGAAGTTACTAAACGTGTTAACGGTGGTACTATTGGTTTACCTGATCGTATTAAGCATTTTAAAGAATATTATGCATTATTAGCATAAAACAGACTTGTAATTGCTATATTTATATGTAGTAATTACTAATTATGGCTGTTTATAAAATATTCCCTGAAAAGAGTGCTACTCTTTATTCATATTATCCCACCCTCAATGCAGGGTTAGACGAGATACTAGAAGCTAGTACCTATTATTCAATACAAGGTACTAATGAAGTATCTCGTCCTATTATTAAATTCCCATCAGATCAAATATTAGACATTATTACTAATAAAATTAGTAGTAGTGCATTTGATGTTTATTTAAAATTATATTTATCCAATGCCTCTGAAATTCCTACAAATTATACATTATTTGTTCATCCATTATCTAAGGATTGGAATGTAGGAACAGGTAGATTTGGTAATTCTCCCATTACTACTGATGGTGTTAGTTGGCAATATACAATAGAATCAGGTAGTAATGCCTGGATTGATGGTGCCTTTACAACAGGCACAACTGGCTCTTATAGTGCAACAGGAACTGCAGGTGGTGGTACTTGGTGGACAAGTTCTCTTTACCAATCAACACAATCATTTACTTTTATTTCTTCAAAAGATATTGAAACTAAAGTAACTAATACTGTATTAGCCTGGAATAGTAGCTCTATAGCTAATTATGGTTTTATATTAAAACACTCATCTTCTTTAGAATTTACATCTGCTGATAAATTTGAAACCAAATACTTCTCAGGCAATACTCACACCATTTACCCTCCTGCTCTTGAATTTAGATGGAATGATTCAGTATATAATACAGGATCATTAACTGTAGTAAGTTCAAGTTTATTTGCTCTTACATTAGGAAATAATAAAGCTGAATTCCAACAAGACTCAGTTCAACGTTTTAGAGTAAATGTTAGAGACCAATATCCATCTACAGCATTTAGAACATCTATTAGTTATGCTAATACAAAAGCATTACCTTCTTCTTCATATTGGTCAATAAAAGATTTGGATACTGAAGAAATTGTCGTAGATTATGACACGTCATATACTAAACTAAGTTGTGATGCAAACGGTAATTATTTTGATATTTACATGAATGGGTTAGAACCTGAACGTTATTATAAATTACTTATTAAAACTATACTTAATAATAAAGAAGTAGTAATATCAGATAAAGATTACATTTTTAAAGTTATAAGATAATGTCACAAATTCCAGTTCAAAAAACTGTATTCGATAAAGACTCATATAATAGAGTAATTGACACTCAATTTAGTCAATTAATAACCCCAGAAGATGATACCTTATCTTTTTCAATTGATGATTTCTTTACGTTATATGATCAAGTATTTTATCAAATCCCACGAGATGGAGAAACAAATTCTCATCAATATATTTTACAAAGAGAAGCAGATTATCTAGGTATCAGTATTAGTCAAGAAGATGTACAAGCATTATTAGATGAAATAACATCTTTAAGACAACAAGTATTAGATACTCAAACAATAATAAACGATTTGACTAAACAATAATGGCAGATAATATTAAAATAGTAGGTGAAATTTTAAATACTCAACAAGTATCTCGTTATGATGAGGCTGACCTTAATTTATTTTCATCACAAATATTAAAAGAAGATTTTGGTCAACAGAATGATTACATTGAATATTTTGTTTATGATGCTGGTAATAATCTTTTAAATACTAATTATAGCTATAAAGATTTTAAATCCCCCAGCACCTCATTTGTAGATCCAACTACAAATGCTTTACCTATTATTGAAATAGATCCAGTTAAAGATTTACAAAATCTAGACTATTCATCAGGTGAATTTATAGTCCAATATAACATATTTACTAATAGAATTTCAGATTCAAATGCTGAATTATTTCTAAAAGAAATTTCAGCTGATAGGACTGAATTAAGAGTAGGGTCTACTATATTAACAAACGAACAAATTGAAAGTGGATCTTTAGCTCTTATAAATGAAGCTTCTGGTTCTTCTTATTTTGTTGATCATTTACTTAACTTTGGTAATAATATACAAGTAGTAGCTGTAAATGTTGCTTTAAATAAAGTAGATTCTGGATATGAAATTCTATTTAAATTATACCAACCACTACCTGACAACATACAAGAAAAAACAACTTTATGGGTTGTTGATGAAAAATCAAACCCATATGTTTTTGATATTAATCTAGATAAATTAATCATCCCCACTCCTGGTCCTCAATTAAGAGGTCCTAACTTTGCTATTGACATACCTAATCAAAATAACATTGCTACTTCCTACCAGACATATAATGGTTTAGTAAATAGTTTACAAAATGTTTCTTCATCATATCAACAACTTTTAAGTCTAATAACTTCACAAAGTATTGATATTAATACTGATTATACTAATTTTAATAATTTTGTATTTTTTAGCTCAGCTAAACAGAGAATTATTAATTTTTATAATAAAGTAAAGCAAATTGAAGATTATAAAAATAGTATAGCAACTTATACTCCTTTAACATCTAGTCGCCCTAATCTAATTTATGATTTAAATCTAGCTACAGCTAGTATAAATAATACTATAGTTAATTTTGATGGATTTGAATATTATTTATATTTTGAAAGTGGTTCTACTTTAACTTCATCTTTAGAATTTGGTATAACACCATATCCTAAATCTGGTTCTTTAAAACCTTTCCCTTTATATTCAACAGGATCTGCTTTAGTTACTACTTGGTTTAATGCTGCTACATCTAGTGCTGATGATTATGATGATTACAATCAAAATAATTTAACATACACAGTCCCTTCATTTATTAAAGATGACGGGAATAATGACCCGTATCTAACCTTCCTTAATATGGTGGGTCATTATTTTGATAATATTTGGATTTTCTTAAATGCTATTACTGATATAAATTTAGCAAATAATAATTTAGAACAAGGTATCTCTAAAGATTTAGTATACACTACTCTACAATCCTTAGGAGTAAAATTATATAATAAATACGGAAATTCAGATAATATTCCCTTTTTAATAGGAAATAATGGTAGTTCTAGTTTTGATAATAATTTTACCCTTACTGGCTCCTATTTAAATTCAATTCCTCAAAAAGATTTACTTGCTGAATCTTATAAGCGTATTTATCATAATTTACCTTTATTATTAAAAACTAAGGGTACAACTTATGGTTTACAAACATTAATATCTACATTTGGTATTACTAGTAGTATATTGAATGTTAAAGAATATGGTGGTGATTTAAAATCTCAAACACTAGACGAATATAATAACGATAAAATTAGAATAGTTAATAGTACTATAACAGGAAGTGTTTTATCTCCTTTTATTAGCTTACAAGAACAACCCACATCATCTCTTCTATTTAGAACAGATGATTTACATTATGCTGATATTTCATTCTCACCTGAAACCCAGATTGATATTTATGCTTCAGCTTCAATATCCGCTGCAGACCCAACTTGGAGTTTAGATGATTATATAGGAGATCCAAGACAATTATATAGCAGCTCGTATAATGATTTAAACACTCAAAGAAATACTTATTATAATTTTACTTCATCCTATATGGATTATGCTGGATTTATCCGCTTAATTCAATTTTTTGATAATTCATTGTTTAAAATGATAAAAGACTTTGTTCCTGCAAGAACAAGTCTATCAACAGGCATTACTATTAGTTCCCCAGTATTAGAAAGGAATAAATGGTCTTATGCAAACCCATCCTCTACAAATGAAATAGAGGTAATGGATGCTAATTTAGAAGGCCCAACAATTACTACTGAATATACTGATCTATATCAAGGATTAACAGGTAGTAAAGCACCATACTATACAGGTGAATTTAGTGGAAGTGTAATTGAATATGGTGATGATTGGATAGAAAGAAATTTTAATCCCTATTTACACCCAACAGCTAGTTTAACATCTAGTATAAATGCTTTTAACCATTCAGAATTTAATGTATTACTAAACAATGTATCTGCAAGTAGATTATCTATTACTAGACAAGATATAGAATTCATATATGGCACTACAGGAAGTATATTAACTCCTGCTTATTTACAAGATACAAATGAAAGTTTAACTACATATAATAAGGCAAGATATGAAGGTGCTAAAGTAAGTAGTCTATTATATAGTGTTTATACTAGTGCTTCTGCTGACTATAGTGGTGATTCATCCTATGGTAAAACAGCAGCTATAAATAAAGATGTACGCAAATTAGGATTATTTACTGATATAGTAGCATCTTCTTTACTCCCAGGTCGTAATAGAGTAGCGTTAAAATATCTTGTAGATGAGTTTGGAGATTTAACAGAATTAAACCAACGTAATAAAAATTGGGAAGAGGTACAAAGAACTTTTATTGCTGGGAATTATTTAAATGTATCTCAATTTGACAATCAAAAATCAAGCAATCAAAAATCAACAGACGGTAATAAACTTATTTTTGATAGTGGATATTCATATAATCCTATTCTATATTTTGTAACATGTAGTGCAACAGATCCTAAAATATATTTTGAAAATTTATCCGGAGCTAGTTCTTATAGAGCGACTGCTAAAAATGGCACATTCCCTTTAACTATTAGTGGATCAAGCCCACTAGGATATCCTATATCAGCAAGTTATGTACCTAATATATTTAATACCTTAAATGATACAGCTGGTGCTGCTTATTTTAAAGTTGGAGATTTAAATTCACATCCTAGTTATTCTGTTCAAGAAACAGGAGAACATAGTATACAAGCTAGTTTTGATATGACAGTAGAACTTGTAGGAACAAGCCAGTCTGCTACTTGGTCTCTTCAAGTATTTAAAAATAATGAAGTTTCTCCCCTATATGAGTCTGAACAAATATTTAGTACAGATGGACCGGGTGGAACTATCTCTAGAAGAGTACTTATAGATTATACAGTAAGTACATCTGCAACAAATACAATATTAGTATCAAATAGTACTAATGCCAATACAGTTTCTGTTTCTGGACAATCTAGAGGTAGTATATTTATTTCTGTTCCTAATAATGGATCTTCTATACCAGTAACATTTATTATAGATAAAACAGCCCCAACTTCTAACGCTAGTGATTCAGGTACAGCACAATTAACACTTGATGCTATTGAGGTTGATTCATTCCCTATTACAATAAATACTCAACTTTATGGAACTCTTACAGCAAACATAAATAATACAGAGGTTGCTGAATTAAAAATATATGAAGGATAAAATATGGCAGCTCAAACAAAAACATTTAGTATTAATCAATCATCTGTTTCTTTAAATCAAACAGATAAGTTAACTTTTAAACTTGTATTAAAGAATGCTACTACTAATAATTTTACTGCTTCTTTAACTGAGGGATCATTAATAGTTAATTCGTTAGCTGCATCTATTGGTTATTCATCTGCAACCTGTCCTTATTTCTCCTCAGCTTCTATATCGGCATCGTATGCAAAGGGAGAAAATAATGTAATTACTTTTAATACAGCTTTAAGTAATTTTCATCAAGATCAAAATTATATATTTGTCCCTAATCCACTTACTGGATCTGAAAGTAGTTTATATCCTATATATGGAGATGTAGATTATAAGTTTGTTACTAAACCCTATGATATAGTAATAGCATATCTATCAGATAATACTTATGTTGAATCTAGAATAACATCAGTATCATATTCTAGTAGTTTACTACAATTAACACTAGATACTCCTTTATCTAATCTATACCGCGATAATCTAATTTCAGAGTCATATCAACGTTTTTTAGTATTATCTCGACTTGAAGATGAAACAAGTGCATTTTTAACCTTTAGAAAACGAGAAGGTTCAACATCATATGGTTTTACAATACCTCAAAACATAGCAGCTAGTGTATTAGATAATATAGATACAATTACTAGAGAGGTAAAACAAAAACTACTATCTGATCAATCACAAGTAACAATAAATACTTTTTAAACTTAATATATTTATAATATATACAATAGAATAATATGGCAATTTTAAATCCTACAACAATAACTGTAGATGCAATTTTAACCACGAAGGGCCGTGAATTATTAGCTCGTAATGATGGTTCATTCAAAATTACTCAATTTGCATTAGCAGATGATGAAATTGATTATACTTTATATAATCCAACCCATCCATCTGGATCTGCATTTTATGGTGAAGCAATTGAAAATACTCCTGTATTAGAAGCGTTTCCTGAAGATTCACAAATAATGCGTTACAAACTTGTAACTTTACCTCGTGGAACATCACGTTTACCTGTTATTAATATTGGATATAATAGTATTTCACTTAAACAAGGTGCTTCATTAACAATTACTCCACAAACACTTAACTATTTAGGTGCTACAAGTACATTTGAAGCTAATGGATATGTTGCAACTATTGCTGATTCTAGATTAGTATCTTCATTTAGCGGAACTGGTATTACAACAACTACTCCAATTTCAGGGTTAAATACAACTACTGGCACTGTACTATCAGTAACACAAGTAGGTACTTCGTTTACATTAACTGGTACAACAATTAATACTTTATTTGGATCTACTTTGTCTACCTTAACAACTACCATTACCGTGATTGGTAGAGATAGTGGTGCTAGAATTACTATTCCTTTGAATATTCAAAAAGTATCAACAAACTAATATAAACTATGTCATTTTCAAGATATAATACAGACGATCAAGTAGTAAGTTCAGAAACAGTAGTACGTGGTTTATGGAGTGGAGATAATAATACATTACAGAATTTCTTCACATCAAGTACCTATACTGAATACTATATAGATGTATATAATGGACTCCCTAGTTCTAATACTAGTGCTATCCAGTTTGATATTCAGTTTGGTAATTTATATGGATCTGGATCTATACCAATAAATCCAAATGTTACTGGTAGTTCTCCTTCTCGTATTGTTTATGGACAATATAGAAATTTAGTTTATGGAACTGAAAATACTAATTTCTCATTTAATAGTTCTGTAACAGCAAGCAGTATTTATGTAATTAATGTTGCTCGTTCACGTTATAAAGAATCATTATTACCTGGTTCTTTTGAATTAACTTTAGGTAGTGGTTCTAATGGTACTATTACTTTAATTGATGATAGTACTACCACTAATTTATCTCGTTTCTTAGGTGAAAATAGATACTATAATATTATTAGTGGAAGTATAACCAGCGGCTCATTCAGTACAGCTACTAACTATGGTTTTTTCCTCCCAGATTTAGGAATTGCTATTTTAGATTCAGGAAGTTTATCACGATTTATATCTCCTGTTACCTCTAGCAATAATCACCTTAATTTATACAGATCAATAGTTTCAGGTTCTAATTTTAAATTACAATCATCAGAAACTGTTTCTTCTACTTATTTCTTTACTCGTGTAAAGAATAGTGAATTTAATTATACTACAAATCCATCTATTATAGATGATAATGGTAATTTATTATACACAACATTAATTAATAGTCCTCAAACGTTCCCAACAACTGTAGGATTATATAATGATAATAATGAATTATTAGCAGTAGCTAAAATGAGTAGACCTTTAACAAAAGATTTTACTAAAGAAGCATTAATAAGAATTAAGATAGATTACTAATTTATGTATGGCATCATTCAAAAAGTTAAGCAAATCAGACGTTACACTTGTACCTTACTATGCGAATAAGCAATGGAATTTATCCTATTGCCCATATCCAACATCTTCTGAGTACTTAACTATTTACAATGGTACTAATCTTACAGGTAGCTTTTCATATGATGATGATCCTGTAACAGAAGGACAGTATGATCGATTAGTATACAGCCAAATAAATCAACTATTCTATCAGAAGTATACAACTCCACTAAACACATCCTCATTAGTAAATTCAATTTACTACGAATCAGCTTCACAACAAAGACCAACATCATCATACTTTATATATAATGATAGTGCTAGATTAATTGAAAATTTCCCTACAGGAGCTATGCAGGGTATTCGAGTATTAACAGTTAATCAAGATATTTACGGCGATAAAGTACTACCAAACCATTTCCAGTTATCATCATCAGCTTATAATATTATAGATGACGGATATGGAAATTTATATGATTACTCTAGTTCTATAACTCATGTTGGAAATTTATTTTATGCTCATGGATTAGGAATAATAACTAATCAGGACTATCAAATGATGTTCCCTCTTCCTCCAATTGCTAAAAACGATTATGGAAGTTTTTTAACCACAGACATTAAAACTATTATAGCATCATCAAATGATTATGCTAGAAGTGGAACTCTAAACATTAATTCACTTGTTTTATCCGGTAGTATTTCAGGCCCTGGATATTCTTGGGCAACTGGTAGTAGTGGTGCTATTACTTTAACAACAACTATCTCAGGTACATACTCAATATGGTATACTATAGGAGCTAGTATTGCTGGATCTTGTGCTGTGAATTTAAGAAGTAATAAAGCTAAAGTTACTATTGTTGTAGCAGATCCAACAACAACCAGTACAACAACAACAACAACTACAGCTGCACCTACAACGACGACAACAACTACTACTAGTACGACAACTACTACCACTACGGCTGCACCTACAACTACTACAAGTACGACTACATCGACTACAACAGCGGCTCCGACAACGACAACAACTACGGCTGCACCTACAACGACAACTACTACAACAGCGGCTCCGACAACGACAACAACAACAGCGGCTCCGACAACGACAACAACTACGGTAGCACCTACAACGACAACAACAACAGAAGCACCTACGACAACAACAACTACGGCTGCACCTACAACGACAACAACAACAGCGGCTCCAACAACAACAACTAGTACAACTACTTCTACTACAACGGCAGAACCAACTACTACAACTAGTACGAGTACGACCACAAGTACAACAACAGCAGCTCCAACAACAACAACAACAACAACAACAGCTGCACCTACAACGACAACAACAACAGCTGCACCTACAACGACAACAACAACAGCTGCACCTACAACGACAACAACAACAGCTGCACCTACAACGACAACTAGTACAACTACGTCAACAACAACAGCAGAACCAACTACTACTACAAGTACAACAACATCAACAACAACAGCAGAACCAACTACTACTACAAGTACAACAACATCAACTACAACTGCTGAGCCGACAACTACTACAAGTACAACAACATCAACTACAACTGCTGAGCCGACAACTACTACAAGTACAACAACATCAACTACAACTGCTGAGCCGACAACTACTACAAGTACAACCACAAGTACAACTACGGCAGAACCAACTACTACTACAAGTACCACAACAACGACTACAACTGCTGTTGTTTCCTATTTCTTCTGTATGGGTTATAACGCTTCAAACTGTGGATTAGCTTGTAGTGATTATGCAAATTGTGAAAGTCCACCATCTTAATTATTAAAAAAAATAAAATATGGCAGTAAATTTATATTCAAATTGTTCATCACCAGCATTAGGATGTTTTTTTTATAATAATTCAAATCTTACCTCACCTGTTTCTAATGGGAGGTACTCAGATGGAACTAACTGTTTTACAGTATCTGGAGGTAGTGGAGAAATTACTTCTGTTACAGCATGCCCATCTCCACCTTCTTATAATTATTATACATTTACTCCATGTGACTTTAGTACTGGTACAGATTATAGAAGTATTTTGGCTTTACAACTCAATGATGTTTATACATTTTTACCTTATGGTGAAGGACAACCAGATAGGGCTTGTTACACTATAACTTCTATTACAGCAACACCAAACACTAATGATTTACCAACAATATATGGTCCTGTAGCTGATGATTGTGCTAGTATATATTGTGTACAACTTTAACTTAAATAAATAAAATATAAAATTGTTATGAAAAATTTGCGTTATGTTTGTGTTCAACCAAGGCTACTTTATTATGCTTGGCAGGTAGAAGTTATGATTAATAATTTTATTAAGCATGGTATTAGTGGTAATGATATTGATATTTTAGTTGCTTGGAATCCTAATGATTTAACCTCAACTCCTGAAAATATAGAAATTTGGAATAAATTAGCTAATAAGTATAATTATGTCCGTTTTTTCTTCTATCAAGATACTAGAGAGGATATGTCTTATATTCCATCAATATACTTTAATATATTAAAACAACATATTAAAGCATACCCTGAACTATCTACTCAACCTTTATTTTTACATGATTCAGATATATTATTTACCAAACCAGTAGATTTTAATTTTGCTTTAAATGATAATGTATGGTATTTAAGTGATACAGTAGGTTATATAGGTACACAATACATTTTAACTAAAGGTGAAGATGTCTATAGAGGCATGTGCAATCAAATAGGAATAGATCCTTTAATACCTAAACTTCTTAATTCCAATTCAGGAGGAGCTCAACATATTGTTAAAAATTCTACTTATGGATATTGGGATAAAGTAGAAAAAGACTCTATAAAATTATATAAATGGTTTTGTGAACAAGAACCACTATGGAAAGGAGAAGGGAATCCAATACAAAAATGGACAGCAGGGATGTGGTCATTATTGTGGAATGCTTGGTTATTTGAACATGAAACTAAAGTAGACAAACGATTAGATTTTTGTTGGGCTACAGATCCTATTTCTAAGTGGAATGATGTTTGCATATTTCATAATGCTGGCGTAACTGAACATGGTAAATTATTTATGAAAGGAAATTATATTAATTCTTTACCTTATAATATAGAAAATACGTTTGATTCCAATTTTTGCTCATATAATTACGTTAACGAAATAATAGAAACAACTCAAAAATCATGTCTAATATAGATTATCCTTTTATATCATGTAAGTGTATTACTTATGGTAGAGTCAATACATTAGAAGAATCAATATATTCCTTCATTAATCAAAAATACCCTGGTAGAAAAGAACTTATTATTATTAATGATTATCCTTTACAAAAACTTGAATTTGATCATCCTGAAGTAAAAATAATTAATTTAGACTATACATTCCCTACAATTGGGGAAAAAGAAAATTTTGCTATAGAACAATGTTCAGCAAATATAATAGCAGTATGGGATGATGATGATTTAGCTTTACCAAATCACTTATGTAATATAGCTAAATATTTTAAAGAAGATTCGGTTTTATTACAATGGAATAGAGGAGTATTATTTAATAATCCTGATGTTGCTGCTATAACAGGCTTAGGAAATAGTGGAATTGTTTATAGTAAAAAAGCCTGGGAAGAGGTTGGAGGACATCCTTTAGAAAATGCAGGATATGATATGACCTTTGTTATTAAATTAAAAAATACCTTCCCCAATAAAATAATAGCAGCTAACCCTCCATACGATGAAGTAAGTTGGATATATTATTGGGGAGGACGATCATATCATATGAGTGGTCAAGGAGCAGATCAAGAAAATGACAGACCTAATATTATTATAAGACATTCCGATTATATTGAAAGTCAAAGACAATTAGGAAACATACCAACAGGAATTATAAAGCTAGAGCCTAAGTGGGAATTTAATTATATTCAAAAAGTAAAAGATTTTATAAAAAAACAAAACATAGAAACTCCAAAAACATATAAGATACAAGAAGAATATACCCATAGACTCCACCCAGGACATCATGATGATTCAAATTGGGAAGATCAATCACAATATGAAGTTTATCAATATTGTGCTAAATTTATGGAATTAAATAATCTACAAACTGTTGTAGATGTCGGGTGTGGTAGTGGATTTAAACTAATAAAAGATCTAGGTAAATTTAAAACAATAGGTACAGAAACTGAACCCTGTTATTCATTACTTAAATCAAAATACCCTGATCGTGAATGGTATTTAGCTGGAGAACCTGAAAGATCCTTCCTTCAGAATCCAAATATTGAAAATGCAGATGTTGTTTTATGTTGTGATGTAATTGAGCATATTATTGATCCTGATATTTTATTAGAACATTTAATAAGTTTAAATGCAAAATATTATATAATTTCTACACCTTGTAGAGAAACATTATGCAAAAATCCTAGATTTTCTAGTATATATGAACCAACATGGAACGGACCTCCTTTAAATGGCTGCCATGTAAGAGAATGGACAATGAAAGAATTTATTGAATATATATCAGAAAAATTTAAAGTAATAGAATCTTTTTATGGAGAAAAACAAATTGAATGTCAATATCATTTATTAAAAAATTATAATTAATGCTAAAAATATTAGTAACTACAGCTTGTTTTAGTAGTGGATTACATTCTAAATGGATAGATCAAAAATCAGATAAGTATGAAATAGTATTTAATAGAATAGATGACTACACAGAATCAGCAAGAATAAAAGCAATGGCCCCTAGGTTAAGAGGTAAAATTTCTAAAATGATTATTTGGGAGGATTATCCTGATTATGATTATTATATATGGGCTGATTCAAACTTTTCAATAGTTAACGAAAAGGCTATAGAAAAATTAGTTGATGAATGCCTTAATGTAGATGCAAGCTTTTTTAAACACACAGGAAGAAATTCTGTAAAACAAGAAGCTGATTTTGTTTTAGACTTAATGGCAGATGGTAACCAGTATCTTTTAAATAGATATGATGGAGAAAGAATAAAAGAACAAGTTGAATATTATTCTAAAGATCTTACTTGGAATGATAATTATTTATTTGAGTGTGGGATCTTTATATATTCAAAACACATTATTGAAAATAAAAACTATAACTTAATGAAGGAATGGTTTTATCATAACTGTTTATGGTCTGTACAAGATCAATTAAGTCTTCCCTATTTAGTTCATAAATTTAATATAAACTACAAAATACTCCCGGGGAATGTATATGAAAATGAATATTTTAAAATAATCTAGAATTTTTAATATTTATACCCATGCCAGCAGTAATTCACACAGGATCATTTTTAGTGTCATTTAAAAATGAACAACCAATATACGAACATGAAGTTCGTTGTTTGGTAAAGGAAAGTGATTTTAATTTATCATACAATCCAACATTAGTAACTAATTATGCTAGTGGTTCATTAAAAGGATTTGCTACTGGCTCTGATTTTTATACCTATGCTACAGCATTAGGATTATATAATGATAATAATGAATTATTAGCTGTTGCTAAATTTGGTAAACCAATGTTAATGTCACCCGACACCGACATGACGTTTGTTGTTAAATACGATACTTAAAATAAGTTTATGAGAACATGGTTATGGTATGCAGATGATGGAAGTATAGAAGTATTTCCTGAAGAAAAAGCTACTGAATATTATGGTTTTGTTTATATAATTACTAATATAAAAACAAAGAAGTTTTATATAGGTAAAAAAGCATTCATCCATAATAAAAAGAAAAAACTTACTAAAAAAGAAATAGCCGAGCACACAGGTGTGGGTCGTAAACCAACAACCCGAGTTGATAAAGTTGATAGTGGATGGAAATTATATTGTGGATCATCCAAAGAATTATTAGCTGATATTAAAATACATGGTGAACAATATTTTGAACGCATTGTACTACATCTAGCCAAAAACAAAAAACAACTCTCCTTCCTTGAACTCCAGGAACAAATAACACACCGTGTATTGTTTAAGGATAATAGTTATAACGACAATATAGCAGGTAAATATTTCCGCAAAGACTTTGCTTAGGCAAAATTATTTCATATATTGAGAGTATGGATAATACAGCTCTACTATTCTTAATTGAATCAGTACTAGGTAAAGGACAATCAACAAGTAAAGGTAATTACGCTTTTAAATGTCCATTCTGTATACACCATAAACCAAAATTAGAAATTAATTTACGTACAACAGCTAAACGTGAAAACTTTTGGCATTGTTGGATCTGTAGTGCTAAGGGTAAAACATTACTTTCATTATTCAAAAAGATGAAAGCTCCAGACAACAAAATAGGAGAACTTAACATTCTAATAATCCCAGACAATACTAAAAATATTGAGTTAAGTGTTATACAATTACCTAAAGAGTTTATTTCATTAATTGATACAACTAAGTTAGATAAAATATTACAAATTGAATTAAAACACGTTTTAAAATTTCTTAAATCACGTGGTTTAAATCAAGATGATATAATTAAATATAATATTGGTTTTTGTAAAGATGGTAAATATGGAGGCCGTGTTATTATTCCTTCATACGACAACGACAAAAAATTAAATTATTTTATAGCTAGAGATTATAAAGGCGAAACACCTCAAAAATACAAAAATCCACCAGTAGCGGCTAAAGACGTTATTGGTTTTGAATTATATATAAATTGGGATGCACCAATCGTACTTGTTGAAGGTATGTTTGATGCTTTAACAATTAAACGTAATGTTATTCCTTTATTTGGAAAAGCAATACATGGTAAGTTAATGGAGAAATTAGTTAAATCTTCTGTTGATAGAATTTATATTGCTTTAGATCAAGATGCTAGGCGTGATGCTTTAAAACAAGCTGAAATGCTTATGTCATATGGTAAAGAAATATATTTGGTAGAAATGGAGGGTAAAGACGCTAATGAAATTGGTTTTGAAAATTTTTTAAACACTATTGAGCAAACACAACCACTGAATTTTCAGAGTTTGCTTGAGAAAAAATTACAACTATTATGATTATTGACAGGAATGCAAACCTCATTAAAGACCCTAAAATTAAGCGTCTTGTAGAGTACAGCGAAGGAGATAAACAAGTAAATGTTTTAGATAGTCGATTTTACAAACGCAACGACAAATACTATCCTTCAGTTACCTCAGTATTAAATTATTTTCCTAAAAACCAATTTTTTCATAATTGGCTTAAAGATGTAGGACATAATTCAGATATTATTGCTTCTAAAGCAGCAGGTGAAGGTACACAAGTACATACTGCTATTGATCGTTATCTAAATGGAGAAGAAATTAATTGGATTGACGAATATGGTAAAGCACAATATTCACTTGATGTTTGGAAGATGATTCTTAAATTTGCAGATTTCTGGTCAACACACAAACCAGAATTAATAGCAACAGAATATCATCTATTCTCAGATAATCATGAATATGCTGGTACAGCTGATTTAATTGTTAAAATTAATGATAAAGTATGGTTGCTTGATATTAAAACATCTAATTCACTCCATACATCTTATGGTCTACAATTAGCAGCATATGCTGTTGCTTGGAATGAAACCCATAATCAATTAGTTGAAGATACAGGAGTATTGTGGTTAAAAGCATCTACTCGTGGTGAAGGTAAAGGAGATACAATTCAAGGTAAAGGATGGCAATTAAAACAATATGGTGGGATTGCTACTAATTTTAAGATGTTTCAAAACATATATGAAATATATAAAATGGAAAATCCTGATTTTAAGCCTATGACTTTATTATTACCTACAAGTGTTAAATTAGCTTAATAAGATTTAAGTTATACGTATAAGTGAAATGAAACATTTATTATTTTTTCTGTTGTGTCCTTTATTTTTATTTTCTCAAGACACATTATTTAATAAGAAACTAGATAATATCACAGTTACTTCCGTAACTAAAAAAGAAACCAATGTAGCTGTTCTTAATATAATTAGGAACAGCTCTGTTGTTTCTGATGGATTATCTGTTGAATTTATTAAGAAAACACCTGATCGCACTGTTGGAGACGCTCTTAAAAGAATTAATGGCGTTACTATTCAAAACGATAAGTTTGTATTAGTACGTGGTTTAGCTGATAGATATAATCTAGCTTTATTAAACAAAACATTACTTCCATCTACCGAACCCGATAGGCGAGCATTTTCATTTGATATTATCCCTTCAGGATTAATTGACAACATTATTATAGCTAAATCAGCAGCTGCTAATTTACCTGGAGATTTTGCAGGTGGTATTGTACAGATAACAACTAAAGATGTATCTAACAATTTTTTCTCCTTCAGCACAGGATTCAGTTATGGAACGGTATCTACATTCCAAAAATTCAAATCGGTGGAATATACGCCGTTTCCACAAAATTTTCCATCCACATACCGATTTCGTATAGGCAATAATGGTGATAAACGAGCTTATACTCGATTAGTTAATTCACCCCAAGTACGAACTATTAGCTCTGTGCCTAATACAAACAGTTCATTTTCTTTTGGATTAAAAAAGAATAAATGGAATTTAGTATTTAGTTCAGTTTATAGAAATTCATATTCAATAAATTATACTGACAGGCAGGATTACCAATCTTTAACTGAATTAGCATACAAGTATAAAGATACTTCCTATTCTAATATTCAGTTATTGAATGGATTAGCTAATATTACTTACATAGGTAAGAACAAATACAGTTTAAAGACATTATTTAATCATCAAATAGAACAATTATATTTAACTCGTAATGGAGAGAATTATGATAATGTTCAAGATGTAAGAAGTAATGCTTCTAACCATATTGTTAAAACTGTTATAAATTCTCAATTTGAGGGTAAAATCAAAACATTAGATTTTAATTTAGGTTATAATTTAATGTTACGTGATCAACCCGACTATAGAGTTAACCCAATTACTAAATCATTAGGTATAAATGAACCTTATGCTGTTGCTTGGAGAGATACATATCGTTTTTGGAGTGTAATGGATGAAAATAGTTTTAATGGAGGTATTAATAAAACCTTCAATAAAATTAAAGTTGGTGGTGGTTATCTTAAAAAGATAAGAAATTTCCAAGCCAGAATATTCAGATATGAGGCTACAGATATGTTAAATGAAATCACAAACAATACAGATAGATATAAGGCTGATTTTGATTTAGCAACAGGATATGCAATGTATGATAATGATTTTGGAAAATGGAAATTAAATACTGGTTTGAGAACAGAATATAACCTATTTGATGTTAACACAGCTGACTTTAGCGGTCAAAAAGTAAATGTAAATAGAGAGTATTTTGATCTACTCCCATCATTGAATTTATCTTATAATTTAGATAAAACTAAATTTAGATTCTCAGCTAGTAAAACATTAGCACGTCCTGAATTTAGAGAAGTAGCTAATTTTGCTTATTATGATTTTGTTCGTAACGCACAAATATTAGGTAATTCTAAATTAGAAAAATCAGATATCTATAATTTAGATTTTAAATATGAATACTACCCTAAATCAGGTGAAAATATATCAATTGGAATATTCGGTAAGAATTTTATTAAACCTATTGAACAAATAGTAGCAGATGGTTCTGTCCCGTCTAATTTATTACTTACTTTTACTAATCCAAATAAAGCAACCGTTTATGGTATTGAATTTGAATTACGTAAAAAAATAAATAATTGGTTGGATTTTTATACTAATTCATCTTTAATTCATTCTGAGGTAAAAGTAAATGGAACTAAACGTCAATTACAAGGTCAGTCAAATTACATTGTGAATGGCGGTTTAAATTTCCATAAAGATAAAAACACATTAAATGTTACATATAATCGTGTCGGAGATAGATTATCCGCTGTTGGTTTCCAAGGATATGCAGATATATTTGAAAATAGTAGAAATATTTTAGATGTAGTATACTTAAGAAAAATAAATAAAGGCGAAATTAAGGTTGCAATAAACGACGTTTTTGCTCAATCATCAATATATTATCAAAAAACAAAAGGCGATTTAATTAAAACAAACAACGAACAAACAGTCTCATTAACTATCAATTTTAATTTATGAAAAAATTATTAGGGTTTATTTTAGTATTAGCATTATTTAGCTGCAAGAAAGAATTAGGTGGTGGTGAAGGACCAATCAATGTACCTTCAACTACAACATTGGTTGGCAACATTAACACAACAACCACATTAACATCAGACAAAGTTTGGACATTAAAGGGTTATGTATACGTAACCGATGGTGCTAAACTTATTATCCAACCTGGCACTACTATTGTAAGTGATATTGCTGAAAAAGGTGCCCTGTGTATTGAAAGAGGAGCCCAAATTATTGCTGAAGGTACAGCTGCAAAACCAATCATATTCACCTCAGGTAAAAACGCCGGCGAGAGGTCTCCTGGTGATTGGGGTGGTATTGTAATTTTAGGTCGTGCTAAAACCAATAGATCATCAGAACCAACTATTGAAGGTGGTATTGGTCGCCCTTATGGTGGTACAAACGATATTGATAATAGCGGAATATTAAAGTATGTTCGTATTGAATATGCTGGTATAGCTGCATTACCTAATTCAGAAATCAACGCTTTAACATTAGGTGCTGTAGGTAGTGGTACTGTAATTGAAAATGTACAAACCGTATACGCAAATGACGATGCGTTTGAGTTTTTTGGTGGGACTGTAAATGCTAAAAATTTATACGCATTCGCTACAGCCGATGATGATTATGATTTTGATTTTGGTTATACAGGAACTGTAACAAATGGTGTATCAAAACGTGATCCTCAATTTGTAGATAATGGAGATGCAGGTAACGGTGTAGAATGTGACAATGACGGCACTGGTTCATCAGCACAGCCATTTACCCATCCTAAATTGATAGGTATGATATTGGTTGGACCATTTGATGCTACTTCATTAGCAAACCATAATTTAGGTTTAAGATGGAGACGTGCAACACAATTCACAATGACTAATTCTAAAATATTAGGATATCAAAAAGGTGGATTTAGCATTGAATCAAATGAAACCGCTCAAGCTTATAAAGATGGTATTTCTAAATTTCAAAATAATGAAATCCAATCATTTGACCCATTACAAAATTTCAGATCTACATCTACTGTATTTATAGCAGATAACATGAAAGTAAAAGCATTAGGTGAAGGCAATAAAGAGGTAAAATATACTAAATTAGAAATGGAGGCGTTTTCAAGACCATCATGGATTAACGGATGGACTCGTTTTCCATCTAAAGGACAATAATTATAAATTAACAAATATTTATAGGTAGCTTGGATTGCCCATGCTACCTATTTATGTTTAATTATGATCAAATTACTTAACCTAGCTAAGCAGATACTAAAAGAAGGTGGTAACGTATTCGGTACTACAGACTCAATTGAAAAAGATAATATTGAACCTACTATTGAAAAATTTGTAGAGCAATTATCTAAAATATTCCCTGCTAAAGCATCTACATTTACATCATTTGAGAAATTAGGATCAGCTGGTAAAAAAGCAGTATCGGGTGATATTGATTTATCATATGATATTAAAAATATATTCCCTGGTGGTAAACCTGACTTTAAAGGTTGGGGTGTAGATGAAAACAAATATAACGAACTTTTAGCACAATTCACTAAAAAAGCTAGAACAGCATCACCTGAGAAACTTCAGTTACGTGCTATGATTGTATTAATTGGAGATAAAATTAATGATTCATTACCTGATGTTGAAGTAGATCTTAAAGCATCTGGTGCTGGTTCTATATTTTGTGCTGTTCCTCAATACGGACCTGATGGTGAAAAAATAGGTAAAGCAGTTCAAACAGATATTAACGTAGGTAACCCTGAATGGTTACGTTTTAGCTATTATTCCCAATCATATGAGGGTAATGTTAAAGGATTACATCGTACACAATTAATGTTAGCTTTATTCTCTAATAAAGGAAAATCATTTGGTCACACCACAGGTGTAGTTGATAAAGAAAGTGGTCAACAAGAAGCATCTAATCCTAAAGAAGCTATTGATTTATTAAATCAATTATATGGCTTTAATTTAACTCAAGATACATTAGATAATTATTTTAAGTTAGAAGATTTTATGAGGAATAATATATCTAAAGAAGAATATAATTCCATTATGGATAGATACCTTAAAATACTTGATTCAACTCGAGCAGACATACCAGAGAATTTACAAAAATATTGGATTGATAATCAAGACAGATTAGGATTAAAAGGTAAATTCTTACCTGATAATTCTAAATTAATTCCTTACCAAAAAGAAAAAGCCTAATGTCTGGATCAGCAGGTGGAAATAGAATTACTAGAGGGTCAGTTGCTAAAACTGTTGACTCCTATATTAATAGAATATTAAAGAAATTTCCTGCTTTTAAAAGCGCTAAAGTTTCAGGCTCATACAACACAAGTGCTAAAGAAGACTTTGGTGATATTGATTTAATTGTTAATTTAGAAGCAACAGATAAGAAAAATATTAAATTAGAATTAGCTAAATTTCTATCTGATTTACCAGATGATGTTATTGTTCCATTTAAAAGTGAAAAATATAAAGGTAAAAAATACCTAAATACAGGAGAAATAATCACTATATTACACCCTATAGAAGGCCAACCAGGTGAATATGTTCAAATAGATAATATAGTTTCTATAAGTGATGACGAAGCTGAATTTAAAAAAGAATTTTTAGATTATCCTGCTGAAATACAAGGATTATTATTAGGATTAGCTAAAGTAATATGTTTAGAGGAAGATCCTAAA